GCTGCAAGATGTGCTAGAAGTTCTTATGCGAACCATGATAATAGTATGTCTAATTATGATAATGATGTTAAGTTGGCCGAAAGATTAGTTGGTTCAGAACCAATGCATCTATCACCATTTGAACATCAAGCGAGAGCATTTAATGATGAATCTGAGAGGGAATCAAATTCTTCAAACTTTCGTAATTTCTTTCAGCAAAGAAAGGCAATTGAAAAATCAATATGGCACTACGAAATCAATTCATGAAACCTGGCGAAACTACATTTCGCCAAAAAATTGAGTCTGTATGGAAATCCCCTAATAATACTATTTTAAAATATATTGAAAATAGTGTAGATGATAGGGGATTTCCCAATATCCAGAATTGGAAAGATTATAAAGAAGGTAAAGATGAAGTAGAATTATATTCTACTCTTATGTATTTTTTACTTAATAAGAAATTACCATTACCCAATGCTAATGAAAGTGAATATTCTATTCGTAGACTATTTTTTAAATTTAAAAATAGCACAGTAGCACCCTTTGTACATCATTATGACCTGGATAAACCATTAATTCATCGGTTATCAGGAAATAGAAATACTCAATATGAACATGATTATGATAATTGGAGTATGGGATTTTTTCCTCAACATATCACCGCAAATAAAATATCAAATTATTTTGCTGAAAATGAGAGAATGAAATGTGAGATTACAAATAGAGAAAGTCCTACATTTCTTTGGACAACTGAACATGGTATGTCTAGATTAATGGATTGTATTCGTAGAGTGGGTATTGATAATTTAAATGAGAAAAAACTTAAAAAAGCTTTTGGTTATGCAGGTCAAGTTGCCGCACAATTCAATGTGAACACTTCTAAAAACATTTATAATATTGTTAAAGGAGAGTCAATATTTGATATATCAAGTGGTTGGGGAGATAGATTAACTGGATTTTATCTTTCTAATAAAAAAACTTATATAGGCACAGACCCTAATTTAGAAATGTATGAGATTTACAAAAAAATGGCTTATACATATGAAAAATGGTTGGGTAATGATAATCCTAAGATTGTAGAACATGAAAACTTTTTTGAATTACATGGAATTAAAAATGTAAAAATTTATTGTTTACCTGCTGAAGATATTAATTATAAAGAAATTCCAAATATAGATCTGACATTTTCATCTCCTCCATATTTTAATAAAGAATTATATGGAAAAGATTCTAAAAACGAGGATAATCAATCTTGGAAAAGATATAATACAGATGATAAATGGCTTACAAATTTTCTCTATATGATACTTGACGAATTGATACCAAAATCAAAAACAACTATGATTAATATTACAGATGTAGGAACTGATGTACGTGTGAATCGTAAATGTATTTGTGATCCAATGGTTGATAGGTATCAGGATAAATTTGTTGGTATTGCTGGTTTTCAATTATCTCAAAATATGAATGTTGTGAGATATCTAAATGGACATTATACAGAACCAATTTGGACTTTTGGTGAAAATTTTATTCAAGAAAATAAAGTAAATTTAATGCAACTTTTTAATTAACGTTTAATCAATGAAGGAAATATGTGTCCTGCTTGTTATATTAACGGTTTATTATTACTTGTTTTTGGAACTTCTGGTCTTGCGCTCACAAATCATCCTATCATCATCATAATTGCTGTAGTACTTACAATTGGAGGATTCTGGTGGATGTGGATTGCTTATAAAAAAAATCGGGGTAAAGGCGGATTAGTTAAAAATTTAAAAACAACTTTAATATACATTCTTATATTTGCTGCTGGTTATTTGACAGCAGCATACCAAACTCATAGCTTCTGGGCACCAGTAGCTCATGATGAATCCGAAATGATCTTACACTGAGGAATTATGATACATCGTTTGACCGCAATTATTGATAAAGAGCGAACATGGGAAAAGGTTATCAATATAGATTACCTTTATGGATTTGAACCACACGCAGATAAAGATGGAATATACATTATCTTTCACACAAACATTGAGTATTTTAAATTTCATTATACTAGTATAGAATCAATGATGACTGATTATGAAAAACTTCATACTAATATATCGGAAAGTTTTAATCAAACACATACCGTAGTAGCGCCTATTGATGTTTCAAGTGAGAAAGAAAAAGACTTGATATTGGGATAATATGGAAAAATGGATATTCTTTTATATTTTTATATTTTCAATTGCCGCTATCGGATTATATTTTCTAGGAAGAAAATTATTTGTGAAACATTTAGAAAAATATGATAGAGAAAATGATTGACATTTGTTTGTGAATGTGATATAATAGTGAAAACGGACCTCTAGCTCAATAGGTTAGAGCGGCACACTCATAATGTGTAGGTTCTCGGTTCAAGTCCGAGGGGGTCCACCATCATCATATTTCTTACTAAAAATATACAATAAGGTATTAATGTTTTATACAAATGTGGCATTAGTAGGTAGTAAAATATACATGAGGTATATTGAAAATGGTGTAAGAAAACAAAATGATTTTTCTTTTTCTCCTGAGTTGTTCATAGAAAGTAAACGTGGTGAATACAGAGACTTATATGGTAATCGTTACAAAAGTGTGGAAGTTAGTAATGTAAGTGAAGCAAGAGAAAAAGTAAAAGAAGCATCTAGTGTAGTAAATGAAACTATTTGCGGAAATGCTAAACCAGAATTTGAATTTATACAAAAAAACTTTTCAAAAAACATTTCCTTTGATTCATCCCAAATCAATATAGGTTATCTAGATATTGAGGTATTTACAGATGGTGCATTTCCAGAGCCAGCTGCCGCAAAATATCCGATTAACGCTATATCATTTCGTATACATGGCATCACACATGCCTTTGGATTAACCTATGATAATGTCACATACAAGAGTAAAAAAGACGATGTTGTGGTTTATCTATATGATTCAGAAGAGAAACTTCTATCAGAGTTTGTAAACTTTTGGGGTAGATGTGAGTTGGATGTGATTTCTGGTTGGAATTCAAATAGCTTTGATATTCCTTATATTTGTCGTAGGATTGAAAAGATATTTGGAGAAAAGTATTTGAAAAAACTTTCTCCTTTCCACAAAGTATTTTCAACTGAACGTAAGAATGATTTTGGCAACAAAGAAATTGCATATAAAATTTATGGAATATCTCAGTTAGATTATCTTGCCATTTATAAAAAGTTCACATTTAAAAACCGAGAGAGTTATAAACTTGATTTTATTGCACAAGAAGAACTTGGTGAACGTAAGGAAGATGTCTCTGAGTTTGATAACTTATTTGATCTATATGAAAAAGACTTTGAGCTTTTCATGGACTATAACATTAAGGATACTGAACTTGTAGAAAGACTTGATGATAGATTAAAATTGATGGAAATTGCACTGACTCTTGCATATTTTTCTAAAGTTAATTATGAAGATATCTTTAGTCCAATGCGATATTGGGAAAATATTATACAGAATTATCTGTATGAAAATCAAATAGTTACTGCAGTTGAAAAGCCTGTAAATGAAAAGACAAAGAAATTTGAAGGAGCATATGTAAAAAATCCAATCGTAGGTAAACATGATTTCATGGTATCGTTTGACTTCACTGCACTGTATCCTTACATTCTTCGTACATTTAATATCTCACCAGAAACGATTCTTGGTATGCGTGATGATATTGATGTTACTACCATACTCAATCAATCTATAGATTTGTCTGATGAATATGAAAAAGATGTGACTGTTGCTGCAAATGGTGCGAGATTTACACGTAAACATACTGGATTTATTCCAGCACTGATTAAAAGAATGTTAGATTTGCGAGTTGATTCTAAAAAAGAGATGATTAAAACTCAACAAGCAATAGAAGAAATGAAAAAGAATGGAGCAAGTGCTAATGATATCAAAGACTTAGAGAAGAAAGCAGTCGCTTTGTTTAACATGCAACTTGTTGCTAAAGTAGCCGCTAACTCTTTCTATGGTATTTGTGGATTGAAATATTTCCGTTTCTATGACATTCGTTTAGCAGAAGCAGTAACTTATTCTGGTCAAGCCGCTAATCGTTTTGTAGAGAAAGCTATAAATGAATATCTAAATCGTTTGCTTGAAACTGAAGATAAAGATTATACAATCTATATGGATACTGATTCTTGCTATTTTGATTTAAGTGGAATGGTTAATAAGTTTGTTCCCAACAAGACAAAGCAAGAGCAAAATGAATTTGTTAAGAAAGTTGGTTATAGTAAACTGACAGAATGTATTGATAATGCTATTGATGTATTCAATAAGTATTTAAATGTACATGACCCCATTCTTAACATGAAAATGGAAGCCGTTGGTGGTGGAGTATTCATAGCTAAGAAAAAATATGTCATGTCAATTGTGCATATGGAAGGAGTTGATTATGCCAAACCCAAGTTAAAAATGACAGGTGTTGAAGCAGTTAAATCTTCTACTCCATCACCAGCTAGAAAAGCACTCACAGATTGTGCAAATATTCTTGTAACCGGCACAGAAGAAGAACTTATTGAATATGTCAATGAATTTCGCAACAGATGGAATAGTTTAGCTCCAGACGAAATTGCTTTGCCAACTTCCGTAAATGGAATACATAAATATCATATTGAAAATAATCAATATAAACTTGGTTGTCCAATACATGTAAGAGCCGCAATTAGTTATAATTATTGGATAAAAAAAGAAAAAATAGATAATTACTACTCAGATATCAAGGATGGGTCAAAAGCAAAATATATTTTTCTTATTGAACAAAATTATACAAAAGAGAATGTAATTGCATTCCCATCAAAACTGCCGAAAGAACTTGACTTACACTCAAAAATAGATTATAATGCTCAATTAGAAAGGTCTTTTCTCTCCCCTCTAAAAATTATGCTTGAACCAACTAATTGGAATTATGAGAAAACAGTTAATTTGATGGATTTATTTTCCTAACAAATATTTTATGAAGGATTATTATGTCTCAGTTTTTTAAAAACTATGCTAAGATGATGAAGAATGAACTTGCAACCATAGTAGGTGAGCAAGGTATTGCTGGTGATTGTGATGAGTTTCTTGATACTGGTTCTTATATGTTGAATGCGGTTTTATCTGCAGATATTTTTAAAGGTTTACCAAAGAACAAAACAATTGCGATTGCATCTGATTCTGGTATTGGTAAATCATTTTTTTGTGTATCAATTGCCAAACACTTTTTAGATAATTATCCAACTGGTTTTGTATTATATTATGATACAGAAAATGCATTCACTTCTGAAATGTTTGAAGAACGTGGAGTTGATACTGACCGGCTTATCTATGCTCCAATTGGATTTGTAGAACAATTTCGCCATGAGGCTACAAAGTTTGTACATGAATATAATGAATTACCGGAAGATGAGAAAGTTCCGTTTATTATGATTCTAGATTCAATTGGTAATCTTTCTACAGAAAAAGAATATGAAGATGCAATAAGTGGACAAAACAAGACGGATATGACCAAAGCAAGAATCACCAAGTCTGCTATTAGAACATTGAAAATTGAACTCACAAAAGCAAAAGCACCACTCATCATGACTAATCATGTATATTCTGAGATTGGTTCAATGTATCCACAAGAGATTATGACTGGTGGTAAAGGTCCACTATTCTTATCAGATGTAGTATTATTTTTATCTAAGCGTAAAGATAAAGAAGGAACAGTTCAAGTCGGTAATTTTATTAATGTACGAGCAAGGAAATCTAGATTTACAAAAGAGAATACATTAGTTGAAGTATATCTAAGTTTCAAAAAAGGAATTAATAAGTATCACGGTCTTCTACAGTTTGCAGACAAAGCAGGTGTTTTTAAGAAGATTGGTAATCGTTATGAAGTACAAGATGGAAGAAAATTGTATGAAAAAGCAATTATGGAAAATCCAAGTGAATTTTTTACACAAGAAGTTTTAGAACAAATTAACAAATATATTCATGATGAATTTTCTTATGGTGGTGATTATCAAGAAGAGCCGCTTGAAGATTTACATGAGGATGTTGTAGAAGAATAAGGAAAAATATGGAAGAAGAATCAATTGATTATAAAATAGTTAAAGATAATGATGAAAAATGGGCAATACTTATTAATAGTGGTAAGTTTAAACATTTTGTTTTTCGCATTGAACATCTAAGATTAACTTACAAAACAAAAGATGGCACACTAAAATTTGTAGAGAAATATGAAGATGTTCAAGATGAAGAAATTACTATGGATTTTCAATATGAATTATCTATGGTTCCCGAGAATTATAAGTCTGAAAAAAATGATCAAAAATTATTTGAAAATATAGCTGAAAATATTTTAATTGATATTTTAGCTAATCATCCTGATACTTATAGATTGGAGTCAGATGAACACAAAATTGATTTTAAACAACCTAATCAAGAATAAAACTTACGTTAATAAAGTTCTTCCATTTCTAAAACAAGAATATTTTGAAGAAAAATTAGAAAAGTCTATATTTAATTATATTTCATCTTTTGTTACTGAATACGGAACATTACCAACAGATAATGTAGTAGAATATTATGCAAGTAAAGATACTAAATTAAATGATGAAGAACTAGCAGATTTAATTTCTCTTTGGAATGAAGTAATAAATCAAGATACTGAGAACATGACAGTTGAATGGTTAGTTGATATCACAGAAGAATGGTGTAAAGAAAGAGCAATTTTTCTAGCTGTAAGTGAATCAATTACGATTATTACTGATGAGAAGAAAAAAGTTCAAAAAGGAACTATTCCTGAGTTGTTGAAAGAGGCACTTTCAGTTTCATTTGATACTAACGTTGGTCATGATTTCGTTGAAGATGCAGAATCTAGATTTGAATATTATCATAAAAAAGAAGCCAAAATTCCATTTGATATTGAAATGCTTAATAAAATTACAAAAGGTGGCTTTACAGATGGGACTCTTAACTTATTTTTAGGTGGCACTAATTCAGGAAAAACTTTGTTTATGTGTCATTTGGCATCTTCATATCTACATCAAGGTTATAATGTATTGTATGTAACTTTAGAAATTGCTGAAGAAGAGATTGCAAAAAGAATAGATGCCAACTTAATGAACATGAAAATGTCAGAAATTACAACAATAAGTAAAGATAATTTCTTGTCTAAAATTAATAAGATACGTGCAAAAACAATTGGTAAACTTAAAATCAAACAATACCCTCCCGCCTCAGTAAATATAAATCATTTTAGAGCATTACTGAATGAATTAAATTTAAAGAAAAGTTTTGTGCCAGATATTATCATTATTGATTATCTTGGTATATGTTTATCTGCGAGAGTTAAATCTGCCGAAAATTCTTTTAATTATTATAAATCAGTTGCAGAAGAAATACGTGGACTTGCTGTTGAAAGAAAAATACCAATCATTAGTAATCATCAGTTTAATAGATCTGGTCAATATAGTACAGATGTTGATTTGGAAAATATATCAGAATCGCATGGTATCTCCATGACTGCAGACTTCATGGCAGCAATTATTGTCACTGAAGAATTTATTGAGGAAAAGAAGGTGATGATTAAACAACTGAAAAGTAGATATAATGACCCAAGTTATTATAATAAATTTATGATAGGTATGGATAGAGAAAAAATGAGATTATATAATTTAGAAGATGAGGACATCATAGAAACAGTAACGAAAAAAGAGAATGTTGTTTCTAGACCAAAAGTAGATATAGACTTTACATAAAAGAGGAAATATGTCATATGAAGGAGAATTGAAATTTACTACAGCAGGCGATTTTATGAAAAAACAAAAACAAACTTTTGTAGTTGGACAACCAAGATTTTATAGCAACCCACAAAAAAATATTGTGAGAAAAGAAATTTGGGATGATGCTGAAAGTATGAATGATGATTTGGTGAGTTACTGGAATGAAAATGTAGAGAAAGAAGATACTGTGATTGTAGTCGGAGAATTACTTCATATTGAAGTTGATTCTATTTTACAGAAATTGAATGGAAAAATTATTTTTGTCAAAAATAAGACAGATGCTTTAACTAAATATGTAGACGATAAATCAGTAACTACAGTGAACAGCTTAGACTTGCTATTTAATAATGAATCTATTTATATTACTAATTATTTAGAACATATAAATATAATAGAATCTAATTTAATTATTACATCTGACAGTTCTGTTTTAGTAGATAAAGTAAATGATAAGTATGTTTACTATAGAGATCATAAAGGTGTAACAAGATTTATTAATAATTTATCAATTCCTATATTTAACGTAAATATAGAATTATGGAATTATAAACCGGTAAATATAGATACAATCTTAAAGTTTTATTCAGAATATAGAAATCATAACACAAATTAAAAAAATGAAAAGTTATAATCAATTTGTTGCAAGTATCTTATTAGAAAAGAAAAAGAAACCCAAAGATGATGATGTTGATTCAGACCTTTTTTTAGATGATGAGGATGAGGAGAACGAAGAAGAAGAAGA